ATTATGTGCCAATTATAAGCGGTATATTGACTGTGGTTGGCCGGACTGGAAATATCTCCATAGCAATTAATGCATAAATACATAACAGGAATATAAAATGGCCAATCGTTTTCCGTTAATCGTTAACACAACAAGTGGAAATAGCGTCCAAGAACTTCCTTCTGGTGATTTTTTAGATTTAAGCAGTAGTGGAATTGCCAACAGCGGTAACATCACGGTGAACGCCAGCAGTTTCTTTATTGGTAATGGTTCACAACTAACTGGCATAACTTCAAGTTATGGCAACGCCAATGTGGTGGCTAATTTGGCTGCTTTGGGATCAAACCCAGTGTCTACAACTGCCAACGTAACAGGTGGTAACATCTTGACAGGTGGATTGATCTCTGCTACTTCAACTGTTACAGGATCAAGTTTACTTGGCTCAGTAGCATCACTAAGTGGCAACGTTACAGGTGGTAATATTTTAACTGGTGGATTGATCTCTGCCACTTCTACAGTGACCACAGCAGCCGGTATTACTGCAACCGGCAACATCACAGGTGGTAACGTACTTACAGGTGGATTGATAAGTGCCGCAAGTACTGTGACCGGCACAAGCCACTTAGGCGCGGTAGTATCAGTAACTGGTAACGTCACAGCAGCCAACGTAATTATCAACGGTACTGCAGCCGCAGGTAGTGGTGTGCTAATTGTATCGGGCAATATTCAAACCACATCTTCTAACGCCACAGCCAATATCGGTAACACTACCAACTATTTCAATACCATATTTGGTAAAGCAACCACAGCACAATACGCCGACTTGGCAGAACTTTATTCTTCAGATGCGGTGTATCTACCAGGCACAGTGTTGGACTTTGGCGGATCTCAAGAAGTAACATTGAGCACACAAGTAGCCAGCAACAAGATAGCCGGTGTAGTATCTACCAATCCTGCTCACTTGATGAATAGCACACTTGACAGCGATCACAAGGTAGCAGTGGCGTTGACAGGTCGTGTGCCAACTTCAGTAGTGGGCACTGTACGTAAAGGCGACATGATGGTCAGTGCCGGTAACGGACATGCACAGGCCAGTGCCACACCTGCCATGGGCACGGTGATCGGTAAAGCACTGGAAAACTTTGACGGTGCGTCGGGCGTGATTGAGATTGTGGTTGGTAGACTATAAAGTCTGTTCCACCTGCTGAATCTTTTGCTGAACAGCATCAATGTTCATGGTATTCCATAACCCAGGATGCATGGGCTTGGGCCACGTACCAGCGTCAATCCAGGCATAGCCTAGGTGTTCGTAGTTGAGTCGGGGTGTAAACTCTGCATCCACAATACAAACCCAGGTGTGATATTCAAAGGCTGCGTCAGCCGATGTGAACTTTTCCAATGGTATCAATCGCAAATACGTGGGAAAGAAACCCAGTTCTTCGATGCACTCACGTTCCATACCACCCAGTAGCGTTTCGCCTGTTTCAATCTTGCCACCAGGTAACCCCCAAGCACCTGGATGCTTGACATCATTACGCAAAAGATAAAGATAGCGTCCGGTGTCCCGACTACGGAACCACACGCCCACTGCCTTCAAAGCACTAGAGTCCATGTGCCTCCAGGATACACACCCTGATAACTCTTGACCCACATGCCATTGTTCCATTCGTATTGCACACCTGTGGTAATGTTGGTAACGTATTGCACTGTATTGGCCTGCGCCACACTGTTAAACACTATCTTCCAGTACGAGCCGGTCCATTCAATCACATCATTTGCTGATGCGATCAAAGCCTGTCCAACAGAACCCAACCATGCTTCTGGCGGATATGTGTTGATTGCACTGCCAGTTGACTCGGTCAGCAAATAGCGTTGACCCACAGCAGGTGCAGGCAGTCCATAGTTGGGACCGGAGATCAAGGGATCAATAATGGCAGTGATAGGTGCCAGTGTGTTCTGAGGTGCAGTATCCTGGTCAATATCAAGTATCAACAGTCGATCATCATTGGGATTGATCACAATAGTGCCCACAATGGTTGTGCCGTCTTCTTGATCCAGACGCAGTTGACTGATACCTGGTCGCAACACACCGTAAGCATTGATCACCGCGGGCCACAACAGGCTGCTACCTGCCACAATTGCAGTGGGATTTAAATCTTCATTTGACCCATTGGGCACAATGGTTCGACTTTGTAAACATTGTACTTGGTTACCAACTACCACAACTTCGTACATCCAAGGGGTAACTTGTACTCTGGTACCTAACAGCAAATCGTTTTCGTATATGGCATTGTTGACATCGCCTTGAGCATCGTACATGCTCATGATCACACGTTCAACCACACCCAGTTTCTTGACCTTGGCTGGTGAACTCAACCAAATTGGCAGGCTAAACTTGATGGTGGCCATGTCAATGGGATTTTCTGTACCAATAGGCACAGTTCTTGAAGTCCAGGTCACTGATTCCAAATCAACCACACTCAAACTAGTCCAGTCAATAAAGTTGTCTGTGCTTTGTATTTCAAGACTGGGGTTAAACAGCGTGAGCAACTGTTCCAACAACTGCATTTTTTGGTTGGTGTTTGATGTCCAGATATCCAAGGTAATGCCCAGTTTGTAAGGCACAGGCATTAAGCGTTCTACTGTAAACGCATTGCCTTGTGTTGTTTCGTATGAGTCTGTTTCGGTGTCATAGGTGCGCTGACGCACATTGATCTTGCTCACGTGATATGGCTCTTGCATTCTAGGACGATCAAAATCTAGGCTTGATACATAGAAAGTCATTAGCGGTGATGCTGGCATTGAGTTGCGGCTGTTCTCTTGGATAATAACTTGTGCATTACGACTGGCATCTCCGTAGCGAACAGGCACCCGAATCAAGGCCGCATTGTTCACGCCATCTGTTTCGTTACCGTATTCGATTTGAAAGTTGCTGACGATTCGTGTGAACTGTAGCAGGAACCTGCGTATTTGTGCGTCGTAAAAAAATTGGGACATGCTCATTATGTTTAACTCGATTTCTGGCCCGGTTGTGTATCTGGAGGCGGCTTGGGATCCAAGAAACCTTTCTGGTCTCCGTTATCCGCACGTGGTCTCAGTATCTGGCTGAGACTCTGACGTTGTGGAATATTACCAAGATCTGTTGTGGGCGTAGTGTATGTATTGTTAACAAAGCCTGACCGTAAAGTATCATTGGCAGGCCCGTTGTTGAGATTTGTTCGCACTTTGTCTTCAATTTTGACCCAACGCCGGCTGTCATAACGGAACAGTCTATTGGGGAAGTAATCCACTCGCAAGCAGTAGTCGCCTGCTACAGCACCCAATGGGAATTGTACCCCACTTGTGACTGGCAATCCATTTGGAGGTACACCATCGCCGGTGAGATAGCCCACAGTGTAGCCATCAGCTTTGGGTGTGACATTCATGCCACCTTGTGTGCCATCCACTGTGTCTCCATTTATTGTGGTCAATGACGTAGGATTGGCTGGTTGACCATTGTCCAGTGTGGCCACAACATACAGCGGCTTGACATCATAACCTGATGCTGGTACTTCCACATCTGCTTGTGTGAGAATAGCATCATTGATTTGATTGTCTTTGGTGCGAGTGCTGAATACATCGCTTTGTGTAGGCGGAGTGTACAATTCCCAATAATCTGTATTTGTGATTTCTGTACCAGCTGGAGTGTTTTGTTTAGCACGATAGTAAACATTACCGTAGTTGGTGACCCAACCAGTGGGATAGAAGTTGCCGTTGTCCCAGATGTTTTCTGACACCACAGGTTTCTTGAGTATGTCTTTGAACTCTTGATTGTTGGTCATTGGGGTGGCTTTTACACGCCAGGTGTGTGGCAACCAAGTTTGGCTCATGCCTTCTGTGGCATAGTCAGCGTCTTGTACCACATAGTAGCGTGGCAAAGGTTGTGGGATGGCCTGATTTAGTGGATAATAATCTTTTAAGTTGGGAACCTCCAACACATCTCCGTTCATGATCTTGCGTCCCAAACTGTCAATCATGTCGTTGAAGTGGAATGTGATAAACAAAGTATCGTTGTTCAAGAACAGGCCAAATTGTGTTAGGTCAAAGTCAATGTCTTGGTGATTGTAAACACCGCGCATGACGTAAACGTCTTGGTCATAAATTCTGTCACGGTTTTCCAACAACAGCAAGTCTTGGATGTGTAGCGGATCTAGTGTGTCGTAAATGGGTTGGGTAGCGTCACCGTTGCCCGAAAAAGCCGAATCCTCGCCGCCGGTTTGCGGTCCCATGTACTTGTGCAGGAAAATGTCGAGGCCACCAATTGTGTACATCTCCGAAATGGTACGATCCAAAAATTGGTAATCGCGGGTTCTATTAGGTCTGTATAAACTTAGGCGGGGCATAATAGTATTTATGGGCGGTTGACCAATAAATCCCAAAGTGCTATAATTACTGTATTGATACTAAAGGAGCCCTAATGAAACCCGTTAAACTGCTGAACCCCCGTAGTTCTGATACCAATGTCATGGGCGGGGAGCCTCCGTGGCGAACACAACCCACAGAAAATCGCATCAGTGCTTTGAGCAAAGCATTTTCGTGGTATAACTATTTTTACGGCAAAAAAGATGCTCGTGAAATGATTGTGAACTATTTAGAGTCACAGGATCGTCGAGCAGACGTGCGTACACTAAAAAGTATCCCAGATTCAGCAATACGTTTAACCACAGGCTGGTTGTGTCGCATGAAGATGGTGGGATTGCAATTGGACGAGCACGAAGAGATTAAACTGGACAACTTGCTAAAAGAAATACTTGCCAGCAAACCGACAGTTGAGGTGGAATCTGAGCCAGCAGTAGAAGGTCCGGCCCGGCCTAATATACAAGATCGATTGAGAGAAAAAGTGGGTGAGTGTGCGGCTGAACTTGATGGTATGTTCGACGAGTTCATGATGGCAGGTGCCAAAATGTCAGCGGACTACAAGCCTATTATGGTGATCCGTGGTATGAACGTGGTACCACAAATGATTAGTGAAATCTCCAATCGTTGGAAACGCAAACTAGCAGAATTTGAAGAAGCAGTGGAAGGTAAGGACCCTTTGTTGGTTGAAGCATACTCGTACCTGACCAAGATTCAATTGCGTAATTGTGTGAAGTTTTGCGAAGCAGTGATCAACGACTGTGGTGCTTATGTACAGATCAAGAAAGTGGAACGTAAGCCACGCAAGGTCAAGGCAGTACCCCCAGAGAAACGTGCGGCCAAGTTCAAATGTATTGCAGAGTTTGTGGAACTCAAGCTCAAGGGATTACCTGCCGCCGGCCTTGTGGACAAGGCCGAAGCCTGGTTGTACGATACCAAGAAACGCAAACTGATCCACATTGTGGCAGACAGTCACACACAGGCGTTTACTATCAAGAACAACAGTATTATTGGTTACAGCACCGTAGAAACCTTACAAAAAACTGTGCGTAAACCAGCAGACATTGTTAAGGCCATACAAGCCGCAGGCAAGCCAGCCGCTAGAAAGATCTACAAGGATCTAACCACTACAGAAACGCCCTGGAATGCCCGGGGCACTGAGAACCTGATCATACTCAAAGCCTGGTAAATAAGGGGGAACGGAGTCTCCCCAATGGCTGAACAAAATACCTTACCTGAGTTAAAGCAAAACCTTATTGAGTATTGCAAATTAACAATGGGTGATCAAATAGTTGATCTTGAACTAGACCCTGCACACTACGAAGCGGCATATCAACGCACCCTGGGCGTGTATCGTCAACGTGCCAACAACGCCTATGAAGAAGCATACATCTTTATGGAGTTGATTCGTGATATGAACATATACACCTTGCCCCAAGAAGTGCAAAGTGTACGTCAAATATTCCGCAGAACATTTGGAGATTCATCTGGACCATTTGCGTCAAACTTTGATCCGTTTGCACAGGCAAGTATCAACGTTTACCTTATGAATTTTAATGTAGCAGGCGGTCTTGCCACATACGATTTCTATTCACAGTATGTCGAGCTTGCTGGGCGTATGTTTGGCGCATACATGAACTACACCTGGAATCCTGTAACTAAAAAATTACAACTAATTCGTGATCCAAAAGGCACTGGCGAAAACGTCTTGCTTTGGGTGTATCAAACCAAACCAGAAATACAGTTACTAAGTGACTACCAAATCCAACAATGGATCCGGGACTACATGGTGGGTGCCTGTAAAATGATCATTGGTGAAGCACGTGAAAAGTTTGCTCAAATTGCTGGCCCACAAGGCGGCGGACAGCTAAACGGTGCCGCAATGAAGTCGGAAGGGCAAGCCATCATGGATGCCAAAATTGAAGAACTCAAAATGTATGTGGATGCCTCGCAGCCGTTAACTTGGGTAATTGGATAAATAATATTATGAACACTCTAAGAGACTATATTAACCTAGTGGAATCTGCAATGGCTCCATCACGATATAAAGTTATTTTTGTTGACCCTTCAGAAGGTGCAACAGTAGTAGGCCAAGTCAATTCTTTGGCAGAAGCCAAAAAAATTATCAAAGACAAGTTCAATGATATGTATGATACTGGTGATCGTTTAAGAAACGTTGGGTCAAACATTTTTGTTCTTGAACCAGAATATCGAAACACCGGTGAGTTAGCCTCTATTGATAACTACAAACACATGTATCATTGGATTATTCAGCCTTTGTGATTGAGTAATTTACGGCCCAGTTGCCAACCTTTAGACAATAACTCGTCAACAACACCAATCTTTACGGCAGTTACTTCATTGGTCAGAGGGTTGTGAATCCATCTGAGTCCTGTGCTTATTCCTTTTTGTATCCGCTTTTTGCGTTCACCTTGGCCTAGTTGCCATCCATTAATCAGGTAGGTGCCAACCTCATAGGGTTCTATTGGCTTTCGTTTGTTAGTAGCAGGAAAAAATACCCATTTTCTTCCTTTTTGTGTATCGCTGATTGCCTTTGCTTTTTCCGGACGGCAGGACGGTCTAACATTAAACCCCGGAGTTCCGTTCTTAGATTTTCTAGTAGCAGATTGACGAGATTTCTGTTCTTCAGGAACCGAACGACCTCTATTCCAAGTAGACTTACCTTTTTTAGAAACTGATATTTTTTCCCTCCATTCAGGAGTGAAGTCATCTGCTGTTCGGTTGTTTCTCATAACTTCTTTAATTGAGGAATATGTTCTTGCTGTCACTTTGTATATAGACCGACGATCTCGACCGGATCGGCACATCATCCATATAGCATAGATCATCTTTTTTCTGTTTGTGCCATTGGTCATTTTAGGTAAAAGTAAATGACATATAAAATGTTCTCTTCCTGTTAATTTAACTAAGTTAGATGCATCGTTGCTCCCTCCCATACTTCTTGGTATAATGTGGTGTCTTTCGATATAGATCAATTGATCCAGAGTTCTTGACTGTGCTCGGTGTATAATGTTAAAATAACATTTAGTGTATTTGTTTTCGATAAACATACGTTGTCCTTGTTATAGTATTTATTAGATTGGATAAAAAAATTGGATTGCATGATCGATCTTGAGGGTTTGGCAACAGGCCCTGACACCACTATTCTTACCATAGCCGCTCAGGCATTTGATCCGTTTGGGTCAGGACATTACGACCGACATTACTATGCTAGAGTCACACTGGAAAGCCAAGAAAATCGCACTATTGATGATGGCACAATTGCATGGTGGGCAACTCAACCCGAACATGCCAGGGAAGAAGCATTCGGAGAACAAGATCGAATTCCGTTGGATCAGGCACTGGATGAGTTAGCCCGGTTGATTTGGCACTCCAAGCTGATCTGGGCACAAGGTCCCACATACGACATGAACATTCTTGAACACGCCTATAAGAGCTATAACAAGCCTCTACCCTGGAAATATTACCAGGTGCGTGACAGTCGTACAGTGTTTAGTTTATGGCCAGAACAGCCCATTCCCGTCACCAGTCATCATGCACTTGAAGACTGCCGTAGACAGATTGGCATGCTACAAACAACACTTCAACATCTCAACGTAAAGGAACTTAAATGATCATTGGCATCTGTGGATTTATTGGTTCAGGCAAAGATACCATTGCTGATTATCTTGTTAATTTACATCACTTTCGTAGAGAATCATTTGCTTCAACTCTTAAAGATGCTGTGAGTCAAGTGTTTGGATGGGATAGAACCCTACTAGAAGGACGCACAAAACAAGCCCGTGAATGGCGTGAACAAGTGGATCCATGGTGGGCAGAACGACTGCACATGCCCACACTAACTCCACGCTGGATCCTACAATACTGGGGCACAGAAGTGTGCAGAGCCGGATTTCATGATGATATATGGATTGCCAGCCTAGAAAACAAACTGCGTCACAGCCAAGATGATGTTGTTATCAGTGATTGCCGTTTCCCCAACGAAATCCGTGCTATCAAAAATGCCGGGGGCCGAGTAATCAGAGTCACACGTGGTGCCGAACCTGCGTGGTATGATGCGGCGGAGAGTGTAAATCGCGGAGCCAACGGCAACAGTACCTGGGCACTGAGTCAGCGTAAATTAGAAAAATTTGGAGTTCATGCCTCAGAAACTGCTTGGGTTGGCACCAAATTTGATGTGGTGCTAGACAACAACGGCACACTAGATGATCTGTACCGCCAGGTCAAAGATCTGGTTCAAGATCGCCACGGCGCCAAGTAACATCACTGCGTTTTACTTCCACACTACAGTTCAAACATACTGTTCGTAGATTTCGTTGGCCGCTGTTGGTTAGATCACCATCGAGGTGAAACACAAATAATTGAGTAGGATATCGAGCTTTGAACCCGCACTTGTCACAGGCGGGTTTTTTCTTGTACCCATCCAGTTGCCAGCGCGGCACCGGTGCCTTTTGCTTTCGTCCTCGACGTTGACAAGCGGTACACATTGATCGGTAGTACACACGGTCATATTTGTGGTAGGCCACAGCTCGAGGCAACACTCCACATACTTTACAAAACGGTCTCATCGGGTATTTAGCACACGAGCCTACATATAGGTTGAGCAAACTGGGTGTTTTTGGCACTTGTCAATAAATATTAGAACTTGAAAAGGAAACCATTATGGCTTTAACATCACCCGGCGTAGAAGTAACAGTAATTGACCAGAGTCAATACGTACCTTCAGCTGTTAACACAGTACCTTACTT